ACAACATACTGATTATCTGCAGATTGATATTATTGAATATAAACCTGCTGGAAGAAAGAAAACTGAAGATAAAACTATCAAAGTACCAATTAAACAGATTAAAGGTGTAGAACATGATTTATTTGAAAAGAAGATAATAAAAGGTCAAGGAGCCAAATTTAAAGGAAAACTGGGTGGTAGAAGAAATACAAGTAATAATACAGTAGGTAGTACAAGACCATATGGACTATCAGTAAGACCAATAAAAAATGAAGGAACCATATTATTACCAATTCCATCAAATGTGCAGGATGGAAACTCTGTTAAAGTTGGTGATAGTAGTTTGAATGGACTTCAGGCTGCAGGTGCTGGTGGAGTCATGGATGCAATGACTACAAATTTATCAGATGTTACTAGCATTCAAGGAGCTGCAAGTAAAATAGGTACTGGTCTTGCAGATGCAGCATCAAACTTCAGTGCTGACGTAAAAACAGGTGCAACATTAGATCAAATAAAAAGTGTAGCACTCAATAAACTAACAGCATCTGCACTGGGTATATTTGGTGGTAATATAACAACAAACCAATTACTAGCAAGACAAACTGGTACTATAATAAACCCAAATATGGAATTATTATTTGATGGTCCTACACTAAGAGCATTTAAATTCCAATTTAAAATGACTCCAAGAAACAGAAAAGAAGCAGAACAAATAAAATTAATTATAAGATCCTTTAAAAGAAATATGGCTCCAATAGCAGCAGGAAAAACAACCGAGAAGAAAGAAGGTGCATGGTTCTTAAAAACTCCAAAGGTATTTGAATTAAGATACAGAACTGGAAATAAAGACCACAAATATCTACATAAATTTAAACAGTGTTTTCTTACTGATATAGCAGTTAATTATACTGGTGATGGTGTATATTCTACATATGAAGATGGATCACCAATTTCATATCTAATGGACTTATCATTCAAAGAACTTGAACCAATATACGATATTGATTATGATTCAGAGCAAGGACGAATAGGAGTAGGTTACTAAAATGTCATATTTCAGAGAACTACCAAATTTATTATATCCATCATTTCTTTCTGATAAGAACTCATCACTTGACTATATTGAAGTAAAGAACTACTTCCGTAGAATCAAACTAAGAGATGATCTTCAGAATGTCTTTACTATATTTGACAAATACCAAATACCACACGGATCTAGACCAGACACTGTTGCCGAAGAATTTTATGGTAGTGATGAATTAGATTGGGTTGTATTAATGACTGCTGGTATTATTAATGTAAGAGATGAATGGCCTCTTGAAGACTATCAATTATATAATTATTCTTTAGACAAATATGGAACAGATCTAAATGCTACTAAATTTTATGAAACAAATGAAATTAAGGATAGTAAAGGTAGATTGATTATGCCAAAAGGAAAGCACGTTGATAGTAACTTTTCTATGACATATTATGATGGTGGTAATGTAACTGTCTCTGGAACAGATGCCAGAACAGGAGTTAGTAATTATATTTACGAAGTACGTAAAAATGATGATAAGAGAGGAATATATCTATTGAAACAGGGATATTTACAACAATTCCTAAATGATATGAGACGTATAATGACTTATGATAGATCTTCAGAATATGTTAATGATAAGACGATAATGGCAGTCAACGTAGACTTATTAATGCCATAAAAAAAGGGGTCGTGAGACCCCTTTCTAGTATCATTCTTCTGCCAGTTGAGCAAAATACGATAGTGCATCATCTTCATCATCATTCGATGTTGATCTTGATGATGTTGTAGCAGCAGTTACTAATTCTTCTGCTGCACCACGATCATTATCTTCATCAACCACTTCAGGATCTTGACGAACAGTGGTTTTAGTACCAAGAACATAACCAAGACGCTTCTTCAGTTCATCATAAGACTTGAACTGATCAGCAGCAACAAACTCTTCAAGAGAGAATTGCTTCTTCCAAAGTGCTTCTAGTGCATCATCGTCATCTAATAGAGGACTCTGAGCAGCAAATTCAGAACTGTCATAATTTCTATAACCAGCAACGTTCTTTGCTTTCAACTTGAAGTTGGCACCTTGCCAGAAATCAAATGGATCAATTGCTTCCTCATCTTCAAACTCAGGCTGCATTGCTGCAGTTAGTTTGTCAAAGATTTTCTTGCCAAACTTATACAAGAAGACTTGTCCTTCATTCTCAGGATTTGCAGGATCCTTAACAACATATATGTTACTGATGTAAGTAAGCTTACGCTTTTGCTTACGTGCTGTTTCTTTACCAGCATCAGTACCATTGTTCCAGAGAGTAGTATTGTACTCAGAAACTGGATCTTTCTGACCAAGAGTGGTTAGAGAGTTCTCAATGTACCAACCACCAGGCCCCTGAAAGGCATGAGAGTATAGTTTTACAAATGGTAGATCCTCACCATTGGGAGCAGGAAGGAAACGTATTACGGCATATCCATTACCGCTTTTGTCTACGTCTAATTTCCATAAACGGTCATCACCTGATGCTCCGTTATTATTCATTTTTTCGACTTCTTTAACCAGTTTAGCGGTTAATGAGCCAAGCTTAGATTGCTTTTTAAGGTCTTTAAAAGACATTTGGATACCTCGGATTAAGTTGGATTCGTTGGATGTTTAGATTATAACAGATATTGAAAAATTAGTCAATACGATCTTTGAGAGATTGAATGGTATTTCTCATACCATCAAACAAAACACTAATATCAGTACCTTCTGGGAAACCCAACATAGTAACTGACTGTTCTAGTTGCTTTTTCATCGCTTTAGCTTCTGGATCTTCTGATAGTGACACTCTCGTGTACATCATCCGTTGTAATTCCAGTAACCTAGTTAATTTTTCAATGTGTTCCCCTTTTTGATCATTTTCACAATTCTGAATATTCATCATATTGCTATAGAGTTCAGTCTGTAGCTCATTGATTTCTTGAAGTTCTTCTCGAACTATTTCAGATTTAAAGAATTCACTCATTGATTAATTCCCGTAGAATTTTCTTATAATGAAACACATTAATATTTATGAAGGGTATATATTTCTTTATTTTTAGGCTTACGGATTCCCACACTGGGTCATCTAACTTTCTATCAAAATCTTTTACGAAAGAAAAGACTTTTTCCAGTATCGTAAGCGTTTCTAAACTTATCTCTCCACCCAGATACTTTTTTAGTACTACTGGATGCTTGTTCTTGGAGCATTTTAATACTTCGTTCAATTTTCTGTTGAACAGCAATTCTCTTGACTGTTCTTTGAACAAGTAAGTCAAACTCTGCTGTTTTCTCATCCATTCTGCGTAATTTCTTTCTCCAGAATTGATAATTTCTCCAATCCATAGGTTTTGTGGGGTGTCGGTGGTTACGAAATTTGCTAAAAGAAAATTTAAAACTTCTTTATCAGAATACTTCCGTGAAGTTTTTTCAAACCAATACTTATCCTTTCTTTTATTAAAGGATGTCATGGTTGCTCTTGATTTACCTCCATACTTAAAAAAGTCATACTTAGAATTAGTAAAATGACTTTTCATTGAGAGATAAGTTTGATAGGTTTCAAATGGAGTCACTTTCGTCTTCATTATCCTCTTCTGCTTCAAATTCAGTAATTGCGTCAATAGGTACTTCTGCCTCACCTATCTTATACCAATGAACCATTTCACCAGATTTCCAGCTTTTTCGTTCACCAAGATATTCAAGATCAGGCATATTATAGTCACGCAATATTGCCTGTAAGCGATAATGTAATAATTCAAGTTTAGTTGGCATTACAAAGGTAGTTTTGCTCTTGAAGTTTTCTTCATAAAATTGAGACGAATAGCATCCCACTTTAATCTTTCCTTCAAAGGCTTAGAGATAAGTTTGGTTACTGATTCTACCTCAAGACTATTAATATCGCAATAGTGTACTATTGCATCAATATAGTTAAGTTGCTCTTCGGCAACAATTTTTTCGATTTCAATAGCAAACTTTTGAGGGGTTAAAAACTTACTCTCAATTGCTTTTTCTAATTCTTTACTAGGTTCCATACATTTCCAGTTTATCTCCAACAAACTTTCTAATATATTCTCCGAGGAGTTTGATATACTTTGATTTGTCAGTTTCTTCATAGACGACACATTCTCCATTTTCACAGGCCATAATGATTACAAGTTTTTTTATAGAGATGTTTTTCATCTCATATAGCATACAACCGTATGCCATTGCTTGAACAAAATAATGTTCAATCCACTCTCGTGGTTTAGGTTTCTTAGATGTTTTAAAATCGATTATCGCTAACTCGCCATCATATTCTGCAATACAATCAACGGTTCCAGCAACTCCTAATTGCCTACTATATAGCGGTCCTTCCAAAGCGTAAATATTATTTATTAGGTTTAATTTACGCTTGGCTATTTTGAATAAAAATTCAGAAATAGGAGGAACACTTGGTAGATCTTCGTTCTTCAGATAATGCTCTGTAAGAGTGTGCATATCAGTTCCACGGGTTGTAGCCGCTTTCGTGATTTTGTCTGCTTTCTCATTACCAACTCTTTTTCGCCAATTAATAAAAATTTCTTTATTAAAATGACTAGTTACGGATGTAATGGAAACCATCTTAATAAGTTCCTCTTCATCAGGAACTTTATAATAACGAACTCCGTCTACGTGCTCTCTTTCAAGAGGTTGTAGATCCAAATCAACATGACTAAACATTACATACCTTGTTCAAGTTTGGCAATAAGGTACTCTTTAACAAGTCCAGAACGAACTATGTCATCTATACCAAATTCAATAAGATCAAAGGATGGCATTGATCTTATTATTTTCATAAAATCGACAATTCCATTACGCTCATTTGTTTTCTGCAAATCCGTTTGAGTAGCGTCTCCACAGAAATAAATTTTGCTGTCCTCACCGATCCTTGTTATTATACTATCAAGTTCGTGAAAATTCAAGTTTTGAAATTCATCAACAATAACAATAGCATTATCAAGAGTAGTTCCTCTTAAGAATGAAGTACTCCAGAACTTAATAGTATCCTGTGCTCTAAGATTACCATAAAGCATGTCAAAATCAGCATCAGAAGACATCTGAAACATATACTTTACCATATGTTTGTATGGTACTTGATATATGTCAGATTTATCTTCATGGTCACCAGGAAGGAAACCAATTTCACGAGTACTAACTAGAGATCTAACAATATAGATCCTTTCATAAGGAGTTTTTTCATCCAATACATCTTTAAGTGCATTGTATAATGTAACAAAAGTTTTACCAGTTCCTGCAGAACCATATGCAATAATATGTTTACCTGAATCATATGATTCAAATAATCTTTTTTGATTATCAGTAATAGGTTCAATATTAACAAGATAATCAGCATTTACTGGCTTTTTCCGCTTCATTTGTTTTGCGGTCATACCAACCCCTATAGGTTGATCTCCGTTTCTTTTTTTAGGCATTATAGTTTTCTAACCCCAGAACCAGGTGCTTTTTGTGCTTTTTCTAAAACTTCATTCCATCCTGGTTTAGTCTTTCTCAATTTATCTTTCCATTCTCCAACTTCACCAATACCAGGCATAGTTGAAGGATCAGAATAATCTCTACTCCAATCAGGATTGTCTTCTGTCCATTGAGTCCAGTCATGAACGCTCATCACAACTTCTTTTTGCTCACCAGTTTTCTTATTAACAACAGGATATGTAGCCATAATTATAAAGGAATGTAAAGTTATTTAGACCCATCCAAGGGCTTCTGAGACTGCAGGAAACTGTTCGGTAAACACTTTTCTACATGCTTCTGCAATTACCATGTGCTCTTTCTGAGTGCCATGTGCAGACCTTAGATTGATATAATGAATCCAAGAACGACATGAACCAGTCATATAGATCCTTGTGGGAGTACATAAAGGTAATACCATTCTAGCACACTCTTTTGCAACACCTTGACTAAGCATCTGTTCATACAATGATTTGGCAGAACTAAACAAAGTAATCATTTGCTTATTAAACTTTTCTACCATCTCAGGATCTAGGTCATCAGTAGAGTTCTGACGATTCTTATCATCTTGTCTACGGAGTTCTGGTAAATCAATATTACCCAGTGCTGTACTAGCAGCATACCTTTGAGAGAACTCTTGGAATGTAAAACTACGATGTCTTAGTATCTGTGCAGCAATAGCACGAGTAGTCTCTATCTCTAATGACAT